CATTATTAAGTTTTGGTAGTGCCATATTTTAATTCACCTTTAAAAATTAACTGATAATGATAACTGACCAGCTGGAACTCTCTTAAAATTAGTATAAGATAAAGCAACAGTTGTTTCAGCATAACCATCAGCATCGTTTGTATATTCAATTGCCGTTATTGATGTTGGAAACGCATTAATTAATTCAACAGTATATGTTGCTACTTGAACATCAAGTGGCAAACGTCCTGTTAAAGCGCCAAGTGGCAACGGCATTGCCAATTGACTAATTATAACACGTTTCTGATATTCTGTTTTATATTTTGATATTTGAGCATCTTCATTTAAAATAAGATCTCTCCATGTATCAAAGTATCTTCTTACTGGTAGTGATGCTGTTTCCATAAATGTTAATGTTACATCTTCAACACCGTAACCATATGCAACCTTTTCAAATTTCATACCTATACGTTTTTCATGAGTCAAAATTTGTTTTGAAGGTAGTTGTGCAGTTCTACAAAGAATATTCATATTCCTTGAACCTAATGCACCAATAAGTCCGCCACCTCCAAGAGAAGGTAGAGTTACTAAAAATTTATTAGTCCTAGCTAAACCGCCACCAAAAGTAATCGAAGTTTTTAATTCTGATAAAGAAGCCATTATAATTTCTTTCTTGTATCTTTATATACAGTATTTGCAGATGCTTTATTCCAATTAGCACTTGGAAGAAAAGTTGCAACTTCCCATTCTGGTTTTTCAACTAAAGCAAATCTACTACGTACATGTTTAAATAAATAATGTTTCATTGCTGGCTCGACAAATCTTTTAGGTATTGCTCTCTTGTTTCCTATAATAATATCTAATAATCTAGCTCGAACCGCTGGTGGTAAATAATGAAGATTAAGTCCCATAAATCCACCTTTAGCAGGTCCTAACATAATAATTAAAGGAAATCCATCATAATAAGGTAAAGTTTCTTTATATTTAGGATCATAAAAAAACATATACATATTTCCTTGTGGTCCAGTCCGAGTTACAGGTCTAGACTTTAATTCTAAAGCATCGTCCCTCAATAATTTATCTCTATTCATAGTAAAACGTCCGCGAAACATCTGTCTCGCTTTATCTTTAAACCAACGAATAGATTCTTTTGTACGTGGAGTAATACCCGCACGAAATGCTTCTATCTCTAAATCTCTAAATAAACTTTCGCCTGCCATACGAGTATTTATAACTATTTTTTACGTTTTCTGAATGGAGCTAGTGGCTTTAATTTGCCAGGAACTTTCTTCAGAGGTTTTTGCATAATGCCCATGGATACTAATGTATGTTCTGTCCAGATTTGAAATTCCCACTTTCTATTCTTACAAAATGAAGTTGCGGCTTCCCATTTATTCATATTCTTCACATAAGCTACGGCTTCTGTAACATATTGTCTTTTTGTTTTTCCTGTTTTTCTTGGAACGACTGTTTCTTTGGAAGGTTTAATTTCAACGATGAGTGTTTTATCTTCAAAGACAATTTTGAGATCGGGATAATAGCGATGATACCTTTTATCAATATCGTACCAATAAGGAATTATTATTTCTTCTGATGACCATTTTTTGACTTTTGGATTTCTGTCTAGCCATTTAAATACATCTCTTTCCCATAAAGATCTATAAATTACATTAGATGGATCTCCGGCGTATTTCTTGGTATTCTCTACTATGTATGGACCTTTATATGCCATGTCTTTGTGTATAAATAGATTAAAGTTACATAATATGTATATAGGAAAATAGTATGGCCGATAGACCAAAGCAACCATATCCTGGTCAATTAAAATATCCAATTAATCAAGAAGATCAGTATAATACTAAAATGGTTTTTCAAGCTGTTAAAGTTGAACCACCTAGTATTAATTCTTTAGGAGTAGCAAACGCTGCAACTTCAGTTACTGGAGGTGCGAGTGCTAGAAATAATGGAAATAAAGCCCCTATTACAAATAATCTCAGATTTTTTGATATTGGTGGAGAACGTGCAGATATATATGTCCCATTAGGCGGGTTTCAAGTAGCAGATAATTTTGATTATGCTCAGTCGTCTTTAGGTGCAATTGGCGCAGCCGCAGCAAATACTTTAAATCAAGGCGGAACGATTGGAGAATCAATTCGTAAAGGATTATCTACAGCAGGCGCGTCGGCTATGGATGCGTTAAAAGCCACATTCGGAGATCAATCTGTTGGAAGACTTGCCGCATTAAAAGTTGCGCAATTTACAGGAAGCGAAACTGCACAAAACGTAGCAAGTATTACAGCTCGAGCAACAATGAATCCAAATATACGAACTAATTTTAATGGTGTAGCTGTACGTGAATTTAGTTTTAGTTTTAAATTTATTCCTTGTTCTCGAGAAGAGTCATTAGCTGTAAAATCAATTATTAAATTTTTTAGATTCCATTCTTATCCCGAAGAGATCTCGAGTTTTGGTTCTTTCTCTGTAGGATTTGAATATCCCAATATGTTTAAAATTCGTTTATTATCAAACGCAGGAGATAGACATTTTAAAAATATTGGTACACCAATTAAACTATGTTATTGTAAATCAGTAAGTACAAATTATAATGCAACAAATCCTGCGTTACATGAAGATGGTTCACCAACAGAAATAGATTTATCTTTAAACTTTACTGAATATAAAGCTCAAACACGAAAAGATATTGAGAATGAAGATAATGATTCATTCTATCATTTTGAAAACGGAACTGATGCTGGTACTAGTTCAAATCCGGCTGAAGCTAATACGATTGGCGGTACTTAATGTCTAATTATTTTAAATACTTTCCTATTACTGATTATAAATTTGCTGATGAAACATCACCAGCTAAATTTGAAAATATATCAGTGTATGCTGATGTTGTAGATCAAATTGCAGATGCAACCACGATTTATGAAGAATATAATATTCTTCCTGGTGAAAGGCCTGATCAAGTTTCTGAAAAATTATATGGAACTCCGGATTATCATTGGACTTTTTATTTAATGAATGATAATATCAGAGAACAAAGATGGCCGCTTGCAAATAATAAGTTATTTGAAACAGCAACTGTTAAATATGCTACTCGAGTAATTACAACTAGAACAAAATTAACTGATAAATTTAAAGTTGGACAAACTATTACTGGATCTACTTCATCAGCTACAGCCACTATTGGAGAAAGAAATTTAGATTTAGGACAACTATATTTAGAAAATATTACTGGTACTTTTGTTGCTGGTGAAAATGTCACATCTACTAATAGTAATAATATAATTGAAACTATTGTAATTACGAGTTATGAGTTTCAATATAATGCGGCACATCATTATGAAAATGCTTCTGGAGAAACTGTTGACATAGATCCTGAAGTTGGTCCTGGTGCACAATTAACTGAAGTTACATGGTTAGAAAGAGTAAATAGATTAAATGAAGCTAATAAACAAATTAAAGTCATTAAACCTGGTGTTGTGCGTGATATAGTTAAAGCGTTTAGAGATGCTATTGGTAGTATATAATGACTGCAGAAAAAACCTCATTTGAATTTGAAACTATTGAACTAAATTCAGAACGTCTTACCAGGCCCGTTGAATTAAATCGTATTGTAAGTGATATTGAAATTTTTGAACATATTGAAAAACCGTATCTTACTGCAAGAATGTTATTAATTGATGATAGTAGTTTTTATCAAGATGCAGATATTCTTGGATCGGAAAGTGTTAAGATAGTAATACGATCATTAGAAGATGGCGCTAGTGCTATAACTAAAAACTTTTTTATTTCTAAAATAGAAAAAGTTCAAAAAATTCAAGATAATTCACAAGTTATTGCATTTCATTTAGTTGAAGATATTTTTTATTTTTCATCTTTACTTAATATTAATAGACATTATACCGGTAGTCCAACTCAAATTTTAAAAACTATTAGTAAACAATTTCTATCAAAAGAAATAATAAACACAGGCATTGATAAACAATTTTTAAGATGTATTATTCCAAATTGGTCTCCAATAAAAGCAATGGAATGGATTGCAAAAAGAGCCTCAACTTCTAGGGGATATCCATTTTATTTGTATTCAACATTAGTTGATAAAGAATTAAGGTTTGAAGATCTTGCTAGTATACTTACAAGAACATCATTAAATGGAAATGGTGCAAAACATGTTGTAGCATCAACAAAAGCTCAAGATACAATTAACGTAGAACAAACAAGAAGACTTATTAAGAATCATAATTTCGGTACGCAAGAAGATTTATTAAGTCTTATTAGAAGTGGATTAGTAAGTTCTAATCTTGAATATATTGATACTTTAACAGAAAATACTAAAAAATTTAAATTTGATTCTCGAGATGATTTATTTAAGAAATTAGCTCAAGATGAAATACTATCAAAAGAACAACCAAACCCACCTGTTAATTATAATGAAAAAATTAATAATAAATTTATTAATGATTATCAAAGCGCACAATTTACAAAAATTGGAGGATCGATGTCTTTTAGGGATTCAGATGGAGTGACTAATCCCTTTAAATATGTTAATTGGACAAATGCATACAGCGAAACAAAAAATAGTGCAGAATATAAATTATTAATAATTCAAACGGCTTTTGATAAAATGCTAAAAAAGAATCCGCTAACAATTAACTTTGATGGAATGGAACTTATTAAAGGAGACTTCCATAAAACTATTGGACAAAATATTGATATTGTGTTTCAACGTACACAAAGTAATAATGTAGCAGATCCAGATGATAAGAAAAAATCAGGTAAATATTTAATATATTCAGTTAGGCATATGTTTAAAAAATCAGTAGATAAATACGACGTATCTGCAATGTGTGTAAAAATTGGTAATTCAAAGAGAGTAGACATTTAATGAAATTTTATGGTGACAATTTTCGTTGGTTTATAGGCACAGTTGTTGACTTAAATGATCCGACAACAATGGGTCGAATAAAAGTAAGAGTCATTGGTGTACATTCTGATTCTATATTAGATGAACAATTACCATGGGCACAAACTGTAGTTCCTATTAATGAAGGAGGAACAAAAGAATTTGGAAATGCTCTTGGTATTCAAGTCGGCGCACGAGCATTTGGTATTTTTATGGATGGGCAAAATTCTCAATTACCTTTAATTCTAGGATCAATGCCGAAGTATGAAGATGCAACTGAGGGAGATAGATCAACACCTAGATTGTCTCGTGGTATAAACACAATTACAAAAACACCTGATACAGTAAATGGTGAACCAGAATCTCCTTACGCAGCGGTATATCCAAATAATAAAGTAACACTAACACCATCCGGTCATGTGATAGAAATTGATGATACTCCTAATGCTGAAAGGATTCACATTTATCACAAATCTGGATCATTCGTTGAGTTTCATCCAAATGGTGATGTAGTAACACAACACAAAAATGGATTTAAATTAACAACTGGCAATGAAAAAATTCATATTACAGGTAAATTAGAAATTACGGTTGATGACGATATTTCAATTAAATCAACTGGTGGAAATATTTTAATTGAAACGGAAGATACAACTAAGAAGATTGATCTGAACCCATGATGCATGAGTTTAAAATTTTAAGAAATGGTATATTAGAAACATATACAAATTATGACGATATACCAGATTCTTTTGATCATGTTATTAAGTTTGCTCCAGTGATTCCTCCGGAACCGCATACAGATGAGCAACATAAAGAAATAGAACAATGGCATAATAAATTTAAAAAACTAATGGAGATTGAACGTGCCCGCAGTAACTAGAAAGGGCGATGCCGATGTACCGCACTGTTCGGGTATGGTAAGAGACGATGCTTCAACAAATGTGTTTGTAAATGGTAGGGGTATAAGCAGAGTAGGTGACAATAATACCGGACATTTACTTCCACCTGTTCCTTGTCCTGCGCATTCGGCACCAATAAGCTCAGGATCAATAAGAGTGTTTGTAAATAGTAAAGGATGTGGTAGAGTTGGTGATCCAACTTGTACATCAGTTGCTGAAGGTTCTTCAAATGTTTTCGCCGGATAGGTATAAATAGAGTTATGGCACGAATATTTTCAATAGAAGACGGAACAATTGATACCGTATCGATAACAACTTCAAGAAATAAAGCGTATAGCGATCTTGATTTAACATTTGCTATTAAAGGCAATAAAGATGTTTTTAAGAAGAACGATGCGGCGGCAGTTAAACAGGCTGTAAAAAATTTATTATTAACTAATTTTGGCGAAAAGCCTTTTAGTCCAAGGTTTGGTGGAAATTTAAATGCCTTTTTATTTAATCTTGATACTGAATTTGATGAACTTGAAATTGAAGATAGCGTAGCTCAAGCTATTGCAAATTTTGAACCGAGAGCAATTTTAAGAAGAGTAAGAGCTACATTATTACCAGATCAAAATTCAGTCAATGTAAAGGTAGTATTTCAAGTTGTTAATGTTCAAGAAACACAAGAACTCAGTATAAATCTCGCGAGGTTAAGGTAATGGCCGTTATTAGATCATCAGATCTTGATTTTGATACAATCAAGGCAAATTTAAAAACTTATCTTCAAGCTAAATCAGAATTTGCTGATTATGATTTTGAAGCATCAGGATTAAATAATATTTTAGATGTATTAGCATATAATACGCATATCAATGGACTTATAGCAAACTTTGCAATTAATGAATCATTTTTAAATTCAGCTCAGCTCAGATCATCAGTTGTATCTCATGCTGAGACTGTAGGTTATTATCCAGCATC